TGAGGGGCGGAACCCACCAGTTTGCTAAACTGACGTACTCGCAAGGGTACCGGGGGTTCGAATCCCCCAGCTTCCGCAAACAAATCTCAAGAGAAAAAGAGCTAAGTTTATAAGACTTGGCTCTTTTTAAATCCATAAAATGCCGGTGGGTTCGTCTAACGGTTAGGACACATGCCTCTCACGCATGTAATACGAGTTCGATTCTCGTACCCACTACCAACAATGCTAAAAATCAACGAGTTATAAAAAAGAAGTACTAAAACAGGGACTAAAATACAAAAAAGCAGCTCATTCGGCTGCTTTTCCTATCTTCTCCTTAAACAATCTCAACTGATCTATACTAGGATGAAAAGTAGGATTCTCCCAGTTCCTAGAGATAACCGAAATCATTGAATCCAGAAACTTCCCGCAGTCGAGAATCTTCGCACATTTATCCAATTGGAACTCACCGGAAAGATATTGGGCTTCCTCCCCGTAAGGATCAATATTGAATACCTGTGAGATATGCCGGCACAAGTGCCCTTTTTCGTGGTCCCATGAGTTTTGAAACTCTCCCGGGGAAGAAGTGAGAGCAATTACCATCACAGTCTCACGGTCCTCAAAGTTCGAATAAGTAAGACCGGTATTGAGAACCCCGGAAGAGAGGTTTCTGTATGCCTGTTTGAAATCCTCTCCTCTACAACCGATACGGTGAAGTGCGCATAGAATATCACTGGTCCAGTAAGTCGTTACGGCATAGTACACCTTAACTATCCAATCATATTTCGGTATGTAGAAATCTTGAACTATCATAATCAGAGCATATCATCCCACATTATAGGTGTGCCACTTCCGATACAATCCGCATAGAAACGGGTAAAAGGAAGACCGTCATACCCGTCAGGATCATCTATGTAATCCTTCAAGAATAATGCCAAATGGGATTCATCTATAATGGAACTCTTATAATAATCAGCTTTCGCCATATTAGCTACATATACGCAATCATACCCAGCATCTTTCTCCAGTTTAATTCCGTACTTTTTCAGAAGCTCTTCTACTTCCTCCTTTTTGATCGAAACGAGTTTTTCCTTCTGCTTGGTAGCCTTGTTCTCAACTTCCATTTTAGAAACAGCCCATTCACACATCTTCTTAGAGAAGTGCCAACCGTATAACGACAGATAATTTTTCATTGCCGGAGGCATCTTGTCATACGTATCTAGTCTTTGTCCCATAATTAATTGCTTTTTAGGATAAGAGGGGATTTCTCCCCTCATACGATTAATAGAACTCACCGTTTGAGCGTCTGCGTCTGCGCTCTCCCATATCTCCGTATATAGGGGATTCCGGGAAATAGCCTGGCATACGACGTTCGTTCATACCGTCACTATCGTAACGTCCATTCTCACGGAATCCCATTCCACCGCCACGCATTTCACTCATGGCCTTTTCATAACCATGACGGCAACCTTCACGATAGGCTTCTTCAACCTCGTTTCTTCCTCTCATTCCGAAATCACGATCATATCCATCGTGTTCTTCTCTTATCGTCCACATTCCCATAATTATTTCTTTGTTTTGGATGTTTCAATTACTCCGAGCTGTTCCATTAACTTCTGATTCTGTACAATGAGGTCAGCCATATTTCTGCTCATCTCCTGCATGTTCTTATCCATATTGGACATTTGCCCTTTCAATGCGGATATTTCCTGCTCCTGCTGTTGCTTGGCTGCAAATTCAGGGTTAAGCATGGCAAGCATCTGGTCACATACCCCAAGAAAGTTCTGATGATATTCCACGCTTTTTAGAACATCCTCACTCTTCTGTTTCATAGTAAGGACCTCGGTATTCATCTCGTCTCTTGACCCTGTAATCAGCATTCCTGTTTTAACATCATCAGCAATATTGGCATTAGCCGGTATCTCTTGCAAATTGACATTCTGTCCGTTTATATTCACGACAAAATCAATAACCTGGACAGGCTGTGGATAAGGCATGTTGGGAACAGTCTTATATATAGTTTTTATAGGGCTTACATTAACGACCTGCCCACATTCCAAACTTGGATTTGCACCTCTGTGAAGAAGATATAACGTACTGTTTACTCGTAAGTTCTGAAACATGATTGTTTAATTTTAAAGGAGTGTGGCTATTTCCATTTTGGAAAATACCACAAAACTCCATGTTAATTATTACTTGCTCCGTAAAGAAGCGGTTTCTACTGTAGGAGCCGGAACCGTTGTCGGTCTGTATCCGCCATTAACAAGATACAATTCGTTGGTGTACTTGTTGTAATGAATCTCATAGATGCCGGTTCCAGCCAAGTTTGCAACAGTTACAGGCTCATTGTTATAAGCCATCAACGGTCTTGTGTCCCCGTTAGTCCCTATCAGTATCGGGAGTGTTGCAGTCGTACCAGCAGGGATCGCCTGACGAAGATTGACATAGAACCCTCCGACATAGTCCCTGTTGCGGAACGCATGGTTAGGAAGCTCCAAAGTCACATTTTCAGTACCGACAGTTACAGCCACCGTAGGAAGAGTATTGAAATTCGCTCTTCCTATTGACGGAAACGAGAACGGAAATCCTGTAAAAAAGTTAGGCCACATAATTACCTCCTTTCTTACCAGAATCAACCCCAGTAGTTATTACAACCGCATCCGCTACGTCCGTATGCTGAGTCACCAACATAAGCACCGAAAGCAGCCGCACGGTAAGTATCCATGTTTACACCAACAATGTTAGGGTATTGAACTGGAACTGTGTTAGGTAACTTGCATTTGATTCCATCAACATCGCTTTGCAATGCTTGCAATCCTGCTGCAAGGGGAGCAATCTGTTGACCTACCGCATTCAGGATTGTAGCATTCTGATTACGTTGGGAGATTTCAGCCGTAAGAGTTGCCTTTTCCGCAGTAAGAGATGCAATCTTATCCTGTAATGCCTGATTCTGAATTGCATCAAGTTTGGCAAGGATAGCATTCGTGTTGGCAGTAGCACCGTCACGTAATGACAATGCGTTTTGGTTTGCAGTATTAACCAATGTATTGGTCTGGTTGCACATTGCAAGCTGACTCTCATATCCTTGTGTGGTTACAAGCTGTTTCATATCGCAGCAACAGCTACAGATTTGAGATGTCAGAGCGTTGTTACCCTGCATAATTGCGGTAAGGATACTGTTGGTATTCTGTCCCATTTGGTTGCCAAGACCACAGATTGCCTGGGATACAGAGTTAATACCGGCAAGGATTTGATCGGAAGAAGTGTTCACGGCTTGTGCCAGTGATGCAATATCGACACCGTTTCGGTTAAGTGTCTGCATGATCATCTCTCTTCCTTCGTTCGCTCCTTGATTGTTATTTCCGCCAAAGCCGAAATTGCCATTTCCAAAAATAGCCGCAATCACAATAAGCGCAATGATGTCTTGAAAACCACCATTGTTACCAAAGAAACCACCGTTACCATTGCCGCCTCCAAGCAGCCCCATCAAGTATCCGGTATCAATTCCTCTGTTTTGCAAAGACGGAAGAATAGAAGCAAGCAGACCGTTGCCTGAAGCCGCTCCACCGTCTTGGTTAAAAACATACGTTCTTTCCATAGAGATTTATACTTTTTTATTACGGTCAATATCAACCGCATCACAAAAGTATATAATAGAAACTGCGTAAATCAGAGCTCATTTTCAAGCGATTTACGAATATTTTGCAAATATATTGCAATCATTTTATTTGTTGTTTTTCGACTCTCAAAAGTAGATATCAGGTAACGTACACTGGCTGATGTTTTGTGAAGCAAAGTGGCGATCTGTTCAGGGTACAGACCGAATTCAGTAAGGAAGAACACTACAATGGAGCGGGCATCAACAACTTCAGTCACTTTACTTGATGAAAGGATTAATTCTGTGGAAACTTCAGTTTCTTTTCCTACAAGGTTCAATATTTCGGCAAAAATCTCTGACTTACACATGGTAATTAATTTTTTTGTTGTACTTTTGCCCTTGCCAATCAGTACATACACCAAAAGAACAAAAGCATACTTCGGAATGTTAAGGATATTATACCCCCTGACACAACCGATGTATGCTTTGGTGTATTAAAGTATTGATTGGCGTCAACTTTAATGTGTCGGGGGTTCTTTTTACTCTACCCCCAAAAGAGCTACATTTGTTATGATAACCGGCCTTCTACTTACCGGATAAACTTAGTGCTTAGTATTAATTAATGTATCATTTTAGCCTCCTTTCTTTTAAAACATTTTTCCATTGGAAATTGTTATGTAAGTAAAACTTAAACTTTTCATACCGGAAACGGTCTGTGAAGATAGTAGTTCCGGTAATTTACCACATAAACAAGTTATAACTAACTCCGGCACCGAAGTACCAACCTCCCGGATAACTATATCCTGCCTGCAAGCCCAATCCCCAGCGTTTCTTCTTCTGTAAAGGTGAAAGAGTAATAATTTCCTTGTCTCTGTACACCTCCATAAAATCAAGGCTGGGATTATATCCACTGACTACCGCCCGGTAATCATCGGTCTTATACTCCTTGCTTGTTATCGGTATCAGTGCCGGAATAGAATCTCCTTCTACGATTCTGTCAGTCGTTGTATCTATCAGAATAGGTAGATATACCGTATCGGTACGTTTCATATTTTCTTTTACCGGCTTAGGGATTGTGTCTCTTACTGTGTCCCGGATATGTACGGTATCTCCCTTAATATAAACCGATGACGGCTCGTGCGGATTACAACGCATCCACACGAGAACACCTATAAGCAGGCAGACTAATATCCAAGGGAGGGACTTCATAGGATCTCCTTGCTCGTCCAAGCCGGACTAGACAACAATACATTTAAATCCTCGCCCTCATAGGTAGGATAAGGGAAAGACAACTCTTCCGTTCCGTCATCAGCAATAGTCCTAATCATCTTATGAGGAAATAACGCAGCATAGTGCTGGCATTTCATCAAGGTTTCACTCTCATTTACACTCTTGCGAGGAACAAGGTTACGCTTGTTTATCTCATCCTGAGGGACCTCTTGCAAGTCAATTGTTGGGAATACAGTGTATTTCATAAACTTTACTATTGAATTACTATCAGACTAATTATACTTGCTCCCAAGTAACACTCCCATCCTCGTTGAAGATAATTCTCTTACCTGCTATCTCAACTACTGTATGAGAAGATGAACCTATTATGATCTGATTACTATCGGATGTTTTAACATTGTACCCTATGGCAATAGAATTTTCTATCACTGCCGGAGTGCTCTTAGAATGCAGTTTAGCT